GCGTCAGCACTAGTCTGATACGATGCCAGCAGATTTGTGGCAATCGTGTCAGACTCAACTTTAACCCACTCATTAGAGGCACTGTCGAATTGGGCTTCAATGGTGTCCACTTTCTGTGAAGTCCCCAAATAGTCGGACTGCTGTGCGAATGAATTGGAAGCTCCCGCTGCGATAAAATCATTGCCATCATACGTAGTATCATCATCACCGTCAGCAATATCAGCCGGTATATTGATCAACTGATCCCAATTATGGAATCCATTGCTGGAATCTGCGAAAAGGAAGTCTGTTGAATCATGGCCATCTAATGTATTCGCATTACCTACACTGGCTACTCCAGATGTCCAGCCATTACCATCAAACTGAAGTACATCACCTGCCTCTGGAGCATTCGTATAAACTGGAATGCTTTGAATGTGAGTGGCATTCGTGACAATGTAATTTTTGATCTCAATAGAAACGTTGAATGTTCCCACAGTCTGGGCCGTATACTCATAATCCGCGGAGCCATAGACTTTCATTTGATGATCGGCAAGCATTCTAGCGGACACCACTCCTCCTGTCTCATACAAGCGGACTAACGACCTGTATGTTCCGACAGGAAAGAGGGTGTTGGTGGGTACAGCGGAAAGCCGGACATGGTTCGTGGCTGATATCACCTCACCCGTTACAACCATCCAACCCATGCTGGCATTCGTAGCCGTCACAATGTACCAAACAGGGTAAGCTCCAGAGTTCGTCACTTCCATGTAAGGAGAAGAACCGTCGTTCACCCAGAGATCATATTGCAAGGAATCCCCCTGGTGGATCTCAAACTGTTCCGTAGTATTACGGACATTCCTGACATCGCTGGTTGCTGTCAAATTCTGATGGACTGCATATGCAGGACTCACCAGAAGCATCAGCATCAGTACTACAATCAATTTTCTCATTGTGTTCTCCTCTCTTAAATATCAGTGCAAGTCACCAGCCCAGTGTTTGCCGGAGTCAAGGTGACTTTGTATAGATTTGTTGTGACCGTGTACAGATAGATGTTTGTGCCTATCCAGGTTTTGTTACCGGTATTTTTGAGTTCGTCTTTGATTTCAAAATCCTCGTCAACCGCTCCCTTGGGGAACACTAATCCTTCAGCATAAGTGAATCGTGTAGTAAGAGCCTGATTAAGCCCGTTACCCCACCCATAGATATAAGCACTACCGCCGGCAGAAGCCCCCGCTCCCCAGTTGGGATAGATATGAACATCCCCGCCTTGAGAAGAGGAACCGTCATTCCCCTGCCCCGCCTTGAGCCATAGATCATTTGCATCTGCAGTTCCAGATGCTGAACTGCCCGGCTGAACTGTCATGTCTTCATTCACCCCATTCAATCCGTAATGCTGTTTAGAACGAACCACGTTTGAAAAGATACCACTGTTACTGTCCAAATCGGATATAGAAGCATCTTGACTAACGATCTCTTTCATATAACCACGGCCACCAACATACAAATTATTTCCAATCCGGACCGTTCCATTAGTGTGCGGACGGATGTAAAAGTCATCGAAGTATGCCTGTCCATTTGTGATGGTTAAATACAACCGCAATGGTTCAGAAGAAATAGGGTTTAATTCAAAATGCTGATCCCCAAAGACATCTTCGAAAAGCTGTGTCACACTTCCAACAGCTACTACAACATCACAAGAAGAATTCGCTATGTTGAAACTTCCCGTATAGGTGACACCCCAATAGAATGCCATACTGTTAGTAGGATAGATAGTTGGAGTAGTCTCATCATTACCCACTAGCTTATTCAGCGAGTAAGACATGGTATCTATTTCCCACCACTCAGCATCTCCGGTGAATGTCCCGTTGTTGGCCAGACTTCCACCTGGCTCATAAGTGAGGTCCAATATATTCCCATCCTGGAGGTCTGTTCTCGTGTCCAATGTGAGTTGATATTGCCCCTCTGCTATACCGAAAGAATTGCTTTTATCTGCTATGATTTCAGGAGGCAGATTAGTGATTCCTTCTTCATTGATCCAAATGCCTTTTGCATTAGTAATGGACCCATCTTCGGTGAGGATAACGCCGTTGGCTATCTTGATCTGTTCTGTGGTACGGAACCCTGTCCCATCATACCCTAATAAGCCTTCGCCAAGACCCGCGCCGGAATCTTTTAACTGGAGTGCGCCGGAAATAGGGCCGCCCCCTACAGCACTTATGACTAAGGATGCGCTAGGTCCAGACGCATTAGTTACCTCAAAAGAAGTATTCGCATATGCATTTTGAAAATGACTGGGTCCGGATAAACTCAAAGATGAAAACTTGGCCGTACCATTACTGACAGTACCTCCATTGAGATTGAGATTAGTCACTAACATACTGCCTTCAAAAATAGCATTGGAAAAAGTATTCCCATCTCCATCCAAATTCGTTACCAGCTTACCGTTTTGAATCGGGAATGTCCCGTCCCCAAAAGCCATCCCAACTGTCAAAATCAATATCGCAATTCCAGTTCTCTTCATTGTGTTCTCCTCTCTTATTCAAATAACAGATACGAAAGTTTGTAACCGCTCTTGTCCGTCACTGCGGAAAGGTCGGCGGTGAATCCTGCAGTCGATATGGTCCCGTCCCTGACAGACGCCCAAAGGTTCTGATCCGAGGCCCCCGGCTTATGGACAGTTAACATAACAACTGAGGGAGTGGCCGAAAGGCTCAAGCCGGAAACAATCACTGAATCAGCTCCATCAGCAATACTGACTACCCCCGCTGAAAGCTGTGCGCCGTAACGAGCATCTGATTGCGCTTTGGTATAATAATCAGAATCAGGTTCCGGCGGGACAGAACTGGCATCATCAATGATATTGAAACATCTGAAATCAAACTGAATAGCATAGATCAAGTCTCCAGTACCGGCCTCATATGCTAGTAATTCAAAAAGAGTGCTGTTCTCTTCGCTATCAGTACTGATCTTGTCTTGGTAGGAAGAATTGTTGGCATCAAGACGAATGCTGAACTCCCCTGTGGTCGGGTCGGCTTGTGTGCCTCCTCCTGACGAACCCTGATCCCCATACCAATCCCCGACCTTATTGATATTCGCGTCTAGTGTTTTGCACATAGGGTCTGTGCTATGATCAAAGTCACTATCTACAGAAGCGGTGAATGTCTCTGTCCCATCAAAGACCTCAATTGGGTTGTTGATGGAACCGTCCACTAAGCGAAGATTCACAATAGGCTTTTCCTTGTAGATGATGTACGGATACTGAGCTTGCCTGATCTCCTCGTCAGAAGCGTTCAAGTGTCTCTTGTTTGTGACGTCGTACCAAATGTCAATTATTCGAGCCATTTCTATTCTCCTTCTTCATGGGTGTAATCAAATTGAAAATCTACAACCGCCAAAGCCCTGGGCTTGGGAGCGGAAAAGGTGGCGCCTCCCCACATTGACTGAACATATCGTTGGTTACATTCCGGACCATAACTGGACTGATCCATAATAGTATCTAAACTGTAAGGGAAACGCCCTGGTGTTAAACCAGTGTAAGGATAGTTCCAAAACCAGTAAGCAGAACCAGCCGAACCATACCAAGTGTACTGATCATCAGATATATGCGGCCGGGTTTCTGTTTCCAAGACAGCATCATCTTCGTCGTAGTAGAGTCCTCTTACAAAAGTCAAAGCCGAAGACACCCAATCACTGGCCCCATAAAAATCCACCTCCAAAACCTCTGGCTCTACTGTTACAGTTTCTTGGTGGACAAACCCCTGAGAATCACCAGCCCAGTCAGGAACACTGACATCTGGATCCATAGCCATCATAACCCAATTGGTATACGGTTGATTCTGAACAGCACGGACATCCCCGTCCTGCCGGCCGGCATAGCCCTGGGTGTCCAGAAACCAACTCACTACTACAGGCTTCTCATAGGCAAGCAATAGCAGATGCTCCCAACGAGCCCTACGCCCCGAGCCGCTACAACGATGGAACTCTTGGAAGTCGCCACACCAAAAGCTATCATGGGTCCATCCTGAATACTCACTTGCCCATTCATTACGGTATGCAAAATAAGTAGGATCAATGGACTGTGATATGTGTTCTATAGAATTTGTCAACACAAAGCTAGCAGTAATATCATCATCTTCACCGATTCCAAAGTTTTCATTCACCCCGTACTGGTCTTCTTGTACATCATAGAAAAAGCGCTCGTTATAGTTATCGTCATCACGGAATTGCTGACGGCCGAAACATTCCAAAATAGCCCGGCGAGCCCAAAGTTGTTTTTTAGTAACGAACCCAGGATTAGAACCCATGCGAACGTAACGCACAGCTCCGGCAGGAATGACTGTCTTGACCTCAATCCTGTAACCTACGTCATGCGGTTTGTTGACAGAAAGCCAAGCATCATTTGTGAATACCATATAGCGATCTTCCGGAGTATTGACAGTCACCGACCAACTCCAGGTGTCTGCCTGATTGGTAAACATATTGACATCTATAAACGCATCAATATCGACTACATCGTCATCTGGGGATTCTATAGTGGTCAGCCCCGTACGAAATGCTGTTTTCAAACCCACTCCGGCGTCCCATTGAAAAGCATCTGTAGCCGGTTCATGTCCATCAGGCCAAACCCAAAAGTGTTTCGGTGGTGCGTGGTCAACGTTAGGCTCCCCCCAAGCATAACCGCCAAGCGGAAAGGAGAATGGGAATGCTTCGGATTCTTCTACCGCTCCGGTATGCGAATTATAGGCTAGGACGAAAGAACGAAACTTGGATTGATCCTCAAGCCTGAAAAGATAGAAAGCATTATACGGCCGCCAAACACCTTGGACCCGTTCACCGGTATCTTTCATTTCCCAAGCCACTTCCCGAACAATCCCAGTTCCTCTATAATTGAAATCGCCAGTAGGCCAAAACTCTTCTGGAGACACATTGCTATCAATAACGGTGTCCCCTAGATACCAACTCAAGCCAAGTGTGTCTCTGTATCCGGTAGTGCTTATTTCGGTATCGCCAGAGACTATATACCAAGCAAGCCACTGCGGCCGGAAGAAAGGATCATAGCTAGAAAAGAATCCAGAAGCCTTATTCATATCAGTCCCATACAACACCCAGCTTCCATTAGTAGGAGAAAACTTTGCGACGGCGATTGGGTCTTCTGAGAAACTCCAAGCCGGGGGATCCACTTCGACAATCCCATCAAAGTAGTAAGAGCCATTCAGTTGAACCCCTCCTCCATCAACAATACCGGTACTCCACCCACTGATTTGAATGTTGGTCTCGTAGTAATGCATTCCGGAAGCCCACCCATACATTTTTGTGTGAGCAACAGCAAGCGTTACAGTGGTGTCTGTCAGATACTCCTTCGAGAAAATGAAAGGCCAGTCTTGTGGCGTGATAATTCCGTAATGATCTACATAATGAACCTCATCCCGAGTCTCTTCAGCTTCATACACATTGTACTGCGGGGGAGTAAGAGCATGCCCTTCCAACGTTTCTGTAACAGAAGTGGTAAATGTTCTGGTCGGGAAAGTTATCAGCGAGTGGCCCATGCCCAGTGTATTGGAACCGACGCTGTTCACATAAACTTGAATGCTGGTCCACGACAGACGTGGAAGGCTGCGGGTCCATCTTGCTGAATAGGGTTTCCATATATCATCGTCATCATCCCAACGCCAGCCTTGAACAGTATTGGTAGCAAAGATTTCTCGAATGGAAGAAGCTCCCATACTCGCCCAACCCAAACCCGGCTCGTCTATCCAGTAAACATCGTATTCAGAAATGAGTTCAACAATCTTAGAATCTACTGCAGACAGCATCGGCCAATAACGAAAGACTAAAGGGAGTCGATCAAAAGGTCGCCAACGGCTCGGCACACCGGACATCCCGGTTAAATAAAGGTTTGTCAAGGTTAATATGGCCTGGCTACCGTCGTCCGCTTCCAATTCAAAATCATTTACCCAAACCGCCGGGCTCACTTCATCTTGCCAAAGCGCAGTTCCGTCATTTGGATCAGTGGATTCTTCCTCTACATCCAAATTATGGGACCGGCAGGCTTCTGCCTTTTCAGTTGCTGAATCCAGTAAGTTCAAAAAGAGATCTGAATGAATGGAAGTGTCCTCCCAGTGTTCAGACCATTGTGAATCTGCAAAGGACATTCTCGAAAAGAGAACGACACCTATCAAAATGTATGTAAACTTACGCATGGCCAAACTCCGCTGATATATGAATATCCCCGCCCAGCCAGCAACGCTCAGTGATTCTCCAGCGGCCATTAGACTTCCGAAGTCGCAGAAGCGTTTTCCAATAGTAGTCCATATTTGGGACTTTGTATTCAGTCTCCGCCTCTTCCGGAATCACAGCGGTCTGTGTCAAACGATCATATCTCAAACAAATGTAGCAATCTGTTCCGACTAGACTCACTGTTCGGTAAGGCACTGATATTGGAGTGTCCAAACCGTCAACAATAACCCGTCCACCATTGATAGTTGCTTCATTAGCATCGGAATCGATATCAGTCTGTGCCATACCAAACGTGACAATATCCCAATCCATTCCTCCTCCTCCTGATGTGGGAGGGGCTTTATGCCTTCTGCGCATGGGCGTTCCGGAACCACGGGAACGTTCAAAGTCCCGAACCACTACAGCGGTACGCTCCATGAAGTCTCTACTTGGCAATACAGGTTTGTTAGCGTCAGCCATTACACTTCCTTCGGTAGATCCAGATTAGTCCAATTGATTGCATAATAGGTTTGGTATTCCAGGTAGACCGGGTCGGCGCCATCAGCTAGGACACCGCCTTCACCGTCCATCTTCTTCGGCTCAGTGACGTAGTTGTCGTCTGTGTCCTTGATTGGCGTCCATTCTCCATCTTCATCCTTGGTGTAATATCCTACATCAAGTATCTTACGGATATGGGTATCCGGACGGACTTCAATAGTGTACTCGACTTCCCAATACTTCTGCCCATCCTCATTCCATGCCGGCTTTCCTCTAATACCTCTCATCAGCCCACATTTGGGTTCTATCTTTACATCGGCGACAACAAGCTGCTCGCTGTTGATGGTGTTTTTGTACTTCTCAGCACGGCCCGGCGAGAAGTCCTTTTCGTTACGCCGAATCTTGATAACGAGGTTGCTGACGTCCTGCATGATCGGTGGATCAAAAGATTGCCCTGCTGAATTTTCTATCGGGACGGATGGCGACTCTCGTTCATCTTGAGAAGCACCGGAATCGTCTTTCGTCATGCGATAAGCTCGGTCAACAACTTTGTTCAATCTTGCCCAATCAAAATCAATAAGCGGCCGAGCCTGCCAAGGAAAGGCAATGCTTTCATCTCCAGATATGAGATTCTGGTTACGGGGTCGGTAATGGACTGCCACATTCCAGAACAACCGGCCTTCATCATCCCGGCGAATATCCAAGTCGGTGCAAATAGCATTGGTGTCCGACGGATAGAAATCGTACACGTAAGGTAACTCGGATGTGCTTTGAAAATAATCAGCAATGGTCGGAATAGTGTCTGTAATCGCTGACACCTTCACCTGATAATTCCGAACGTAGTGGCGTCCGTTTTTATCTACCTTGCCGCTCCGGCTTTTCTCATGTACCCATTCAATGCTCATAGTGTGACCACCTCCAGGTCTTCCATAGAGAAGCCCTCGGCTTCTAGCGCCTTGGCAATCCTACGATTCAACTTCTCTATAGCTTTCTGGTATTTCAAATTCTCACGTTCATGTTTTTCAATCTTATTAATGTCTTGTTCAGACTTGGACTTTCTTTGCGCTAGGCTATAGGCCTCACGAGACCCCTTCTCATAAGCACCAGCTCGTTGATTGAACAATCCCCGTCCTGTTGTATCTGCTGCACCATCCTTTAATAGATTGGAGTACAAACCAAATTGAGCTTGAGCTACTTTCAACAACTTCATTCGAGTCTTTGCTTGATCGATAGCAGTGCCCTTAGTCAAATCTTCTTCTAACTGCTTCCGCTGCATAGCAAGAACCTTGAGCTTCTGCTCATCTGTTAATCTATCAGCAGCGAACCTTTTTAATTGATCTGCATACTCACTATTCAACTCAGCTACACGTGCCGCCCTTTTCTCTTCCATCTGCACAACACTCTCTTGAACCTTTTGAATGCGTTGTGCATATTCGTCGATAAATTGATTCAGAACATAACGTTCTGATTTAGCCCAAGGTTCATTATTACCTTGAAGATCGGTAAGCTGTTCCCGTAATGCGTCCTGCATTCCTTGAAGAGAAGACAAGCGCTTTTCAGGAGTCATAATCCCAAGATCTTCTTGGCGTTTGAATTCCTTGTTCAACAAACGCATCTGTTTGGTAAGCTCACTGGTCTTTTTCTGCATGTGATCGAGAGCCGCACCAGATACCTCGAATCCAAATTCTTTCTTCATCTTATGCTGCTGCTGGGCCCAAGCTGATGCTGATTCGTAATACGCAGATTGAGCATCCTTCATCTCTGCCCATTTCTTTACTACAGCAGACCAAACTACAAGAGCAGCACCAGCCGCCCCACTCGCTGCAGACATAGCCCCCGTCATATTCTTCAACCCTACCGCAGCAAGGCCTGTTGCCTTCGACAGGAGACCGAGTGTCAGTAACATAGGACCTAACCCCATGGACAAACCAGCGGTGATTCCTACACCCCTTTTCATTTCATCACTCATGCCTCTGAGATTGGATGTGAACTGTCTTAAATCTTTTGAAGCATCAATAAGTGCCGGCTTCCACACATCGGAAAAGTCTCTTGCTAAATTCTGCAATTCATGACGAGTCATCGTCATTTGATTGTTGAAAGCGGCAAGTTGCTTATCGGCAACATCTTGGGTAGTCCCACCTGCTTTGCGCAATTCTCTCTCGTACTCCCGAATCTTTTCAGACGTACCAAGAAGGAGCTTGATGAGTTTCCTCGATCGAACTGAGAAGCCCATCTGCTCTAAACGATAAGCACGCTCTTGATCTGAAACACCAACCAGCGCACGTTCCAAATCTTCAACCACATCAGCCAGGTTCCTCATCTGCCCTGTACTATCATATAAAGACACACCATAGCGCTTGAACTCAGATTGATTCTCCATAGCGGCTTTTTCTAAGTGGTCAAGAACAATGGATAATTGCATGCCGGCTCGGCGTCCTTTTACACCCTGGTCTGCAAAAACAGCAAGGACAGCAACACCCTCTTCTATATCTTTATTCATTGCCTTCAAAGCAGCACCAGCTCTGTTAGTCAATGAAGTTGAAAATTGCTCTACAGTAGCATTAGCCAACGTATTTGCTTTAACCAGAACATCTGTCACTCTGGTCAAGCCTTTCAAATTCTCCTCTACGTCTTTGGACTTCAATCCAAGAGCGCTTTGCGCATCAGCAGCAAGGGCAGTAGCGGTAGACAAATCAAAAGCGCCAGCTTGAGCAAAACGCATAACAGGTCCTAAAGCTCCGAGGGATTGCTTGGCATTCATACCCGCAGAGAAAAGGTAGAAGTAGGCCTTTCCAAGCTCGTGCGCTGCAAAAGTCCCTTGAGTAGACATAGTATCTGCCATACCTGACAATTCGTTCTTCATCTGCTTTGTCATGTCTGAAACAATTGCTGTACTCTCAACCATGGACTTATCAAAACGACCCATCTCTCTAATGGACACAGCAGACAAGATGGACAGAGGGAGGGTCACACGAGTCGATAACGTGCGCCCCCACTGTGACATCATCTGTCCTGATTTCATAGTAGTAGCAGAGAAAGACTCTAATCTCATTTGCGAACGAACAATCGCCCTATCAAACGAAGATGTTTTTGCGTATAAACCTACACTGATATTTCCAAGATTCATTTACGCTGCCCTTTCTCCTCTTGCCTGATCCTGGCCCTCTCCATGAAAAGAGCCTGCCTCAATTTTCCCTTCAACTGTTTCGAAGATGGGAAACGGGAGACTTCCTTCTTGCGCGACAGCTTTTTGTGGTCTGTTCTCTCTTGTGTTTTGAACCGGATGAGAAAATCTTCCATGTCCAATTTGCTCTTGCTCGAAGAGAACATCTCGACTATCCACTTGCAGATCTGTGCAGCAGCATAATTCACCATATCTTCGATGGGAGGATTCGTTTGATTGAAGATCCGCCATTCGGCAAACTCCATACTCGACATCCTCATCTGTGCTTCTTCTACTGTGCATCCTATCTGTCTCGCTATCTGAAACCAAGCGACCCTTTCAGGCCGCTGATTCAGTTTTTTTCAGGGTTCTCCGAATCTCCAATACCATTGAGCTTTTGGAGTTTTGTAGCCAACGTCTCTATGATCTTGGCCGGCATTTCACCCAGCTTGTCCAAATCATTAGTTGAAAACATGCGATTGCCATTCTCATCTATGATGGACATTTGGATCAAACGAACGCGAAGCCCCTTGATGGAAACCTGAGGCTTGCCATCTTCATCAATCGTGGTGTTTTGGTCCACGAAGGATTGAAAGATATCACGCTCTTTTCCACTAAGCTCTCTTACACGGACAGATTTTCCCAACCTGGGAATATCGATCTCGAACGTTTCAAGCTTCGCTCCAAACAGCTCTTCTTTTGTTGCTATCTTCGACATATGCTTCACTCCTTCTCTATTTCTTCTCTTATTATGTGATGGCCAGATCTCCAGTAACCTTCACAGTCACTTCAGCCGTCATTTTGTCTTCCAACGGTACTGCCGGTTTCATCGACGTCATGAATGCGTTAAACACCCATATGCTTCCGTCCGGGAAAGTGATCGTACAACTACTCGCTGCCGAATCAATCGGAGGGGTATCACTTGGGTCATAAGCAATCGTCACTGTCATCTCTCCCCAGTCCACCAAATCGGCGGGGGTAAAAATATGAGACGAACCTGTACCCATGTGAGATACGTCAATTGCTTCCCTCGATGCTCCTGGAGGATTTACATCCAGCAACTCGCCAAGGAAACTTTCCCAAGAAATACTTGTGCCTGTTCCAATATCAGCCATTTCTTTTCTCCTTTCTTATCCTTACATTAAGATACTGACCCACTAACCTTGACAGTTACTTCAGCCGTCATCAATTCTTCCATTGGAGCAGCGGGTTCATATCCGGTCATAAATCCTTTGAAGGATATACTCCCAGCTCCACTAGCTCCAAAAGCGATTGTGATCTCTTCAGGAATAGTTACTGTTAATGCAGTGGCAGGGTCTACCGACGGATCGAATTGAATCGTCATACTGAACTCTCCCCAATCGGGAAGATCTGCTGGCATAAATACTTTCTGCCCCGTAGTACCCATATGGGTGATGTCTATTGATTCCCTATCCGGTCCGGGTGGGGTGATCTCAATAATGTCCGCTGTAAAGCTGGACGTACCAAAAGTCACTGTTGTTCCTGTTCCGATATACATAATCTATTCTCCTTTCTTTTCAAAGGCCTTGTTAACAGCATCAGTTTCCGGCTTTATATTTGCCAATCCGATACGGTTAACTTCTTTCCAGAAGTATGCCTTGCATGGATACTCCTCTTTCTGCTCTTTGGTGATGGGCTTCTGCTTCACTTCGAACACTACTGAATTCTTCTCAAAGCGGACTCTCTGCGCCCCCCTGAAAAGAAATCCTTTGCGCTTATTATGAAACCACCCATTCTTAACCAAGAGCCGAATGAGTTCTTTCTTTGTCTTCTCCAGCTTATTCATTTTCATCTTCTCCTATGTTGTCGTTTCTTCTCGCACCGTTCTGAAGTTGGCGGTGAACGAGTATCTTTTCTCTTCATCCTGCTGTAATGGAATTGGACCACTCAAAAGGAAGATGCCCTTATATGTTTGAGTCCTTTCATCAGATGTAACAGAAAACCTATCATGCTGGTCCAGGAAATCAATGATGTCATTGATCTTATTGTAGCCTTCTTGATATGTCCTGGATCTTACAAGTACCTGAACCATCAAATACTCAACGGGAGACTTTGAAGTGTCGGCAAATCTGGTACGCTGCTCAGACGTATAATCCCGCAATGTAATGCAACGATCTGGCTGATCTGGCTGTGCATGAATGTAGAGACTCCAATCTTGTATACCGCCAAAGGTTCCCGACATCCCGCTTTGAGTAAGGATCAAATTCTTCAAATCTGTTGCAGGTGAATTCATAATCCCTTCCTCGCATGGTTAGCAATCTCTCTGAGCATTGCATCCTCGTTCTCTCCAATAGCTATTTCCAAAAACTTGTACGTCTTGCCGTCTGTGTGGTGGGCGTCTGGATCTTCATGAACATATATGGCGTAATTTGCTGTATATCCAAATATGACCAAAAGATCATCTTTCAATTGTTGCACCTTGCCTTTCAAACTAGATTGAACTTCAAGATGCTCTTTCCCCATCTCACTAGCACCTTTGCCTTTGAAACTAGCAGCCTTTGGAGCACTCTTGTCCCATACAACAAAAGAAGAGGCCCTTAGATTACCAGTATCAATTGGAATGATCCTTCCAGACTCTCTAATGACCAGAAAAGCAGCTTGTATCAAACCAGCCTGGGTCAAACCCTTGATCTTCTGGGCACTGGTATTCAAACGAGCTAGTGTTGCTGACAACCCCTTTGTATGAATGCCTGCTATATTTTTCATAACATAGCCACCCTTAAAAATTCGACAGCCTTCAAATCAGGAAACTTCTGCCAACCCTTAATAGGCTTGGCTCCCTTGGTCTCTTGCGGATCCGGCTTAATCGCATCATCATTCAATCGTCCTAGAAACAACCAACCGCCAATTTTCAAATCACGGTCTGGATATACAATCGAACTGGAGATGTTTTTATTGCCATTAGAATCAACAAACTCTTTGACCTCGTCGTCCCACCTGCATTCAATCTCTACAGGAGCTTCGAAAGCCTTCCGACCAAACCCGTCTCCACCGGATAGCTCTTTGGGCGCCCAGTAGACGGCTTTTTGTTTTCTCATTCTGGTGATGATGCTCATGAGTTTGCCGGACTGATCGGTTCAATTCCATTGATCCGTGCGGTCCTTCTGCCTTTCTTCCTATTCAACTCCGCCAAAGCGCCAGACGTATCAAGCAGTATTGCCTGCTGCCCAAACATCGTAGCATCCAAACGGTATCCGACCTTATATTGATATGATGCTGAGACCGGCCCGGCCTTCTCACTGGCAATGCGCTGTTCCCTCAGAGAGGCGAAGTGAGCTGAAAGATACAACTCAATATCTTTCAACTGGGCTTCGGTTAGAGAGCTGTCCGTACAAACCGAATCCGTAAATCTATTTGCAAGATTGATGAACGGGGTCAGTGTCAGCGAGTCCTCAAACTCAGCGATTGCTCGGACTTCTGCTTGTGTGTTCCTAGCAGCCATTGTCTCCTCCATTCCACAACTTAGGGTCTACGAATTCAGAAACCGCCTTCTCATTCCATTTCA